GTCGTTGGGACGTGTCCAATGTTACCGACATGAGTGGCATGTTTCATGGCGCACGTGCATTCAACCGAGACATTGGAGATTGGGACGTAAGCAATGTTACCAACATGAGTGGCATGTTTAATGCCGCACGGTCCTTTAACCAAGCTATTGGAGATTGGGACGTAAGCAATGTGACCGACATGACTAACATGTTTGAAGGTGCATTCGCCTTCAATGAATCTATTGGAGATTGGGACGTAATCAATGTGACCAGCATGCGTTTCATGTTTATGGGTGCAGAATCATTCAACCAACCGATTGGACTGTGGGACGTAAGCAATGTCACCGACATGATTAACATGTTTGGTGAGGCATATCTATTCAACCAGCCCATTGGAGATTGGAACGTAAGCAATGTGACCGGGATGAGTTACATGTTTAGGAATGCACATAAATTCAACCAACCGATTGGAGATTGGAACGTAAGCAATGTGACCAACATGAATTACATGTTTGGGAATGCATTTAAATTCAACCAACCGATTGGACGGTGGAACGTAAGCAATGTGACCATGATGGAAAATATGTTTGAAAATGCAATTGTATTCAACCAAGATATTCGCAATTGGAATATGTCAAATGTTACCAGGATGAAAAATATGTTTAATGCAGCAGTTGCAATGCAACCCGAGAACCAACCGCCAGCTCCTGCTCCTCCACAAACTGTCCGTCCTCTACAACGATACCGATATTCGCCGACAGATGGGACTCTACACGCGCTGCCTCACCAGCCAGAGCCCCTGCCCCAGCCTCAGTCCCGTCCCCGTCCGCAGCCTGAGTCTCCCGCGACAATTGTTTATAACAACATCGCAGCTACTCCATTAGAAGAATCATCTGCCATATTTGATACTGATGCCACTGCCGTTGACATTATTGATACAGGTGAAGAGTTTAATCTTAAAACATATCTAGACGCAAATGTTAGAAATGTTGCGTTTAAACTTGGGAATGCTTATTATATATGTACAAAAGACGACATACAAAACAACTGTATAAATAGCGACAGTAACATTATTTTTGGATGTAAAAAAGTGGATACTTCAATTGTACCCAGAGCTGAAAATGTGATAAGAGATATACCTTATATAAATCCACGTTGTTTTGGTATTTTAGTTGGTTTATTTCGGTTGTCTGATATTAAAACTGTTTTAAACGATCCAACAATAAGATGCATTGAGGTCGGCGATTACCCAACAGATGAAAAAGGAGTAAGAGCACTAAATCCTAGACCCGTTACTGAATTAGTAACAGTTACTTCTTTAAGTATGTTAGGACAAAATCCAAACGCGCTTGGAGCATTACATTGTCAAGACGGGCAAAAAATGCAGGTTTATTCATTAAGAAAAATGGCTTTTCCACCCGCTGCTGAAATGGGCGGGTCAAAACAAACACGCAGGATAAACCGCCATTCCAAACGAAAACATTCAAAAAATCAAAAGCAAACCAAAAAACGCGGCGCCAGAAAAACCCGCAAATGATAGATTGACATATGCCTCGTCAAATCCAAAATGATAACATAACAATATTTTATCATTTATACTAGTCAACCACTCTATTCATTAATCCGAAGATTGTGCGTGTTCAAATAAGTACCAAAGTCTAGATTATTTTCAGCATATTCTGGGTTATTAATCATTTGTTCAAATCCGTTCAGTTCCATCAACTTGCACGCGGGAGTAATCAAATGATATTCGGGGAATGTGCGGGTATTCGTTGGGCTGCGAATACAGTAATAATTGTCAACCATTGTCTTCCCGCCAAGAATGACCCAATTCACAGACATACCAAGAGTTTTCAATGGGTTATGTGAAAACAGTAAAATCGGCAAATTGAGTTGCGATGCAATTGCCCAAATGTCCAAGTCGGTAATAAAATACTCTTCACTCATAATTAAATCTTCAAAATTCACTTGATTTTTTGCGACCCTATTTATCATCGCGCGCTTGCCGTGTTGCATTTGTAAAATTTGCAATAGTTTCGCCTTATTTGTATCCAAATAAGAACTATACTTTTTCCAAAGTGCACGCTTGATTGTTTGTATTGGCACGTATCTATCTCTATGCTTCTGTATAATATCAATCAATGCGTAATATGTGCAATTCGCCGAGCCATTAAACACAATTTCACGACTATTCGATGGAAACACTCGTCGCCAATAACTAGTATCATTTCCAATAACGGACGGCTTGATTTCCTTTATGCATTCCATAATAAATGTTCTAGCATTTTCGTCACTATCAGAAGAAGTGCTTTGTTGTTTAAGCGTGACTTCGGTAGAATACTTCTGATGTACAGACGGGTCGGCCGTATCAAATGTAATATTTTTAACATATTCATTCGATTGGATAGGTATCAAATTGTCAAAATAATCTCCATCTAACAATGTCTGCAATAACAACAACTCATCCTCATACAATTTATATTCAGAATTGCCTATATTCAAATACCGTTTGGGTTCAAGTACAAACAGGCGAACGTGTTTATATCGCAATAATTCATCGGAAACCCGTTTAAAATATACAGTATCGTTCTCGGCATTTGTTATCAAGTTCAATTTCGGGATAACTACTTTGCACGAAGTGCCATCTTCGGCAACTAAACAATACTGAGATTTCTTATATGCAGTTTCAATATCGGTTATATCCATCAAATTCTTTAAGACTGATGGTTTGTAAGTCGCAAACGTCACTTGCTCATTCAATAAATCCCGAATAAGCCATTCTATTTTTTTAAGTGCAACGCGATATGTCGTTTGTGTGGCACCGTCTATTACTGACATGATTTTTTGACGTATCTCATAATTAGAATGTTGGCTGAGTGCAATGCGCAATGCCGTTCGGAATGCAGAATAGAACTGTCCCTCTAATTTAATATTGCGTATCGTATCTAACCGCACAGGGTCTTCTTCGGAATTCGTCGCCAACTGTTTGTCCGCATTTATATAACCGCTATTCGCATACCCGCTGCTATACATTACATCTATGCCATCGTCCACGTTTGGTATGGGTGGGTCAATTTGCACAAACTGATTTGTTTCCGTCAATATTCCAACAATGAGTTCATCTTCAATTACTTTTAACATTGGTTTACATAATATAGATTGTTCAGATTTGCTATTGATTTGCAAGAGCGTGTCTCTGGTATTTAAATACGTGGTCCATTCAACTTCATCTGAGTATTTTACTGTAATGTTCGGCAAAATGGATGATGGGAAACAGGGAACAAAGACCAACCACTCACGCTCGGACACATCCTTTATCATAATTCCAATGACTTTTCGGCGATAATTTACTATTTGAGATTGAATAATATATCCATTGTTTGTTAATAGATTGGTTAAACGACTAGCGATGATGTTCGACTTATACTTATATACATTCGGCATACTTGCCCGAGGTTTGCAATATTTGCCCATTGTATTTTGTATAATATTTAATACACGCTTTAATTCAGGATTGGCCAATTGGTGTGAATACGTCTCATTTGACCAAATGGTTTTCCCTTGATCATTCACATTGTCAGCATCTTCAATGATTTGATATTGATATATTGGTTCATAAAACTCGCCCTTTTTTAACATAATAACAGTTTCCCGACGAACATCATACATATTGGATGCATAGGAATTAGTGGGACATATTAGCTCAACATTGTCGGTAATATCATTGTCGGTGATTTGTAGCAACACCAAATTTAGTCCGCTCGGAAATAATTGGGAATTAACGGACGTAACAATATCCCACAAATATGTATGATCAATGATAGCGTCATCGTCACGTAAATATTGCAGGAACCGTTCAAATGATGCAACTGTATCTTCGTAAAAATTCATTTGTGCGTCATTTGTTGGATTTAAACTGATATAAAATTGCGTATTTTCATATTTTGCTAGAATGTCCTTGCTTATTCTCTGCTTTTTTGGTTGAAATAGCGCAACAAGAGAACCGTTTTGATATTGCAAATACATATCTAGGGTCACTGCATTTGCTATTATTTCGCGCATTTCTTTAATAGATGGGGTTGGGGTTTTGCTTTCCTTGTATCTGTGCACTGATGCATATATATCAGAAATGCACGCAACAAATGATTGTTGTTGGTTAAGTTCAACGCCATATCGCAAAAATGTTTTTACATTTGGTTTAATGAATGCTGCACTTTTCTTGGTGATAACGTCGGTATAGTTAATATCCAAGAATAATTGAACTGATGGCGGAAGGAACCCCCAACGTTCTTTTGGTACAACGCTTTCAAACGAAGTAATATACAGTTTGGAGGATGCATCATCTTTTACCTTTTTATCAACATCTATCTTTTTCTCTTTACCCTCGGGAACGTCCACGTCATCTAGCGTAACGCCATATTTTATGCGTGCAGTTTTTAGTTGTTCAGAATCCCATTTTTTACTAAAACAACACGGCACGCCGTGAGTCGGGTGAGCATCCTTTACTAACCCTGGATTGTTATACGAAAGATCTATTCCATCTGTTTTTTGATAGCGTCCAGTAAATTCGTGAATGTCTTCTGGTGCACATTTTGTTGCATCTTTCGCGTCTTGTTCAGTAAGTGGCAAATTCGTTTTCATACACCAGTATCTAGGGCATATAAACCAATGTTGTTTTGTTTTATCTTCGCTGTGACCATATCGCATTGCGTATCCATATGCACCGCGGTTTTCGGTATCAATTCGGTCCTTTTCCGCATTTGTTAATATGATCGGTTGTCGGTTTACGTTTGCGGGACAAGTTCTTGAATATGCATTAAATTGACCTTCTTTTCTTGATAATATTATTTCTGGTTCTAATCTACGCATTTTATTGTAAAATATGTTCGCATTTTCCTTTTCTTTGACAACAACCGCCGTTTTCTTCGCACCGCCATCCATTTCTTCTTCTGCCTCTTGTCCAACCTCTTCATCTTGTTCTTCTTCGCCCTCTTCCTTGGCTCCTGCTTCGTCTTGTTCATCTTCTTCGTTTTCTTCATCAAAAAATATAAAATCGCCATCATCTTCTTCATCACTCGCTTCATTGTCATCAGCTAATAATGCGCTGCGAATTAATGGTGCGCCATCCGCAGGTTTAACCAGCGGTATAATCATTTCAGCATTATTTGGCAAAGCGGCTCTACGCTTATCCGTACATAATCGTGCAATGGCTTCCATTGGCACAGTAGTGCTACTTGGATTGAGCATTATGCGACAGATGCTATCAATATATATGTCCAATGCTTGGATGTACCCAATGTTATCAATATTCGTAATGGACGTAATTAGTTTATTTTCCGTCTTTAAATATTGCATAACCGTACTAAACCCGTTATTTTCTAATATATCAACCGTCTTATTTACATATCGTCCATTAATCTGATGAAAATCATTCAAGTATTTTAAAAATTCCATCGCCGCATCGCCTTCGCTCATATTAAAATTTAAAATCAATGCTTCAATAACTGACCTTTCGCTATTGCTGGTCTGATATACGTGTGTAATCATAGATTGCACTGCATTCATTTTCTTGTAGTTGCCGACACGCTTATAATTCATAATTAATGGTCCAGATGTGCTATGTTTGCTCATTTCAAACACAGTTGTTAGACAATTTAAATATTTGTCAAACGCCATCTCAGAGATAACTGAACCAACTTCAAATGCGTAATCCATATTAATTATCTCAATTAAATTGTGAGACGTGCTTATAAATGGATTAATCTTGTAACCCGTCTGTTGCAAGAATGCATTTAGATTATCAATTATGCCATTGACCGTTTCGTTTAAGAATGCGTCTAATGCCTCGGCTGAAATGCCGCTAGTAAATGTTCCTCTTATTCGTATATTGCCATTGTAACTAATTATTAAATGCAATTCCGTCGTCATTTCGTGAACAATGTACAGCAATATTTCGCGCTGGGCGGACATCTTGGACAAACCCGTAATGGTTGATTTCTTTAATACTGGTTTTTTATTGCCTGCTTTCGTCATCTCCTCGCAATATAACCGATATATATTTTCCTGACGAGAACCTGGATTGTATTTCACACAAGGAACCTCTTTGGATGCGTGTATGTTTTTAAAAATCACTTCTAATGGTAAGTTGACTACGGTTTCGGGATGTATTATCAGTTCTATTTGCTTAATGCCTTTTTTCACATCATTTAACTCGGATTTGCGTTCATTGCGTATTTTATATAGCGCATCAATGTCCGTGTTATATTGCACAATTTCATTATTATTGCGCAGTTTGGCATCTTCGTCTAGGAATGTATACCGATTTTCATCAACGCCTTGTCTTGTAATTATGTCCTTGTTCGCAATAATTGGGTAATATAACCGAATAATGTATTCGTCACTCATGCCAACGGTTTCAGTGTATGGCAACACGTCGCCAATTAGACATAGATACAAGTTATTGTCATCTACCTCACCATAATGCAACAAAAGGTCATTTTCAAAAGTGATTAAATTATTATCCACGGTTTGTTTAAATGGGTTCTCAATAGCCGATAAATTGTCATAAGGATTGACAGGATACAAGAAGTCAGTAAAACTTGCAAATTTTTGTCCAACTGGTATATTTATAGAATAGGATTGGCTTGGCATATACTTGAATAGCGTTTCAAATGTATATTCGTCTTGACTTGGTATACTTTCAATAATGTCATTGCTTATGTGTAAATTTTGCAGGAGCTGGGATAACATATTGGCGCGAAACGTATATTTGTCATTTTGCGTTATTTTCTGGTATATATCAAATAGATCAATTGATCGCGTTTGTTTCGCATACAAGTAGATTTCTGGATAAGAAACCGTTGCATTTTTCATTGCATCAAGGACTTTCCACTTTATAGTGCGAATTGTATCGTCGGAATGAATAATATTGTTAGAGAACGTCACTTGTGTGTTGTGTAGATTAATATCCGCAATTTCAATTTCGCTAAACCAATCGCTTAGGTTTAATGTAGTTTGGTCGTTGCCGTTAAAAATAATTATATGTGAATAATGCTGTTCCTTGTTCACCTGAAATACCTTATACACTTGTTCGTGCGGAACTTTATTTGGCGTTCCAAATATTGCTTTGTTTATTGCCTCCATTATGTTCCTTATACACTAACGGCTTATAATTTTGTATCATTTTTACAAAATTATACTTGTATAAGTTATGTTCGGTTCCACACTTCATCTACCAACCCGTATTGTATGCATTTATCTGCCTCCCACCACAAATCGTGCTTCAATATATCATTCAATTCTTTTTTCGGAATTTGTGCGTGTTTCTTATAGATTCCCTTTATCTTATCCATTACCAGTTTGTTGTTCTCAAACTCGTCTTCCAGTTCGTTCATTTTGCCCCAAGCGCCAGATGATAGTTGATGTATCAACATATGTGCATTCTGTCTGATATACCGTTTCTTGCCAACAACACTAATTAGTGTGCCAGCAGACGCAGTTGCACCTTCAATGATGGTATGCACGGGAACTTTGCACGAGTTAATCACGTCAATTGCCGTAAGGGCATCAAATACGACACCTCCATATGAACTAATGTGCAAATAAATAGGAATAGAGTCAGGACTTGATAGATTATGAGCCAATACAATGTTCTCTATTTCAGCTTTGCGAATAAGTGCAATCAGTTCAAATATAGTATCTCGGTTCACCTCGGAATGAAAGTAAATATGATTATGTTCTTTGGTAATTGTTTTGATGGCTTGGTCGGGGTCATCTTCATCATCATCTTCGTCATTTCTGATAATAATATTTTGTGTGCGAATATCAGGCTTCGGTTTTGCATTGCGCCGAAACTGATACATTTCTAGTTGTATATTATCCGCGCGTATGTTTATATCCATTCATAAAAATATTAACCGACTGTCCAAATGCACAATGCTTTGTGCAAACGATGATTTGGTCATTTTGACTTATTTAGTACCAGAACCACTTAGAATCCTTGTAACCGACATTCGTCAATTCGGCTAATATATTTTCGTCACATTCTGTTCTAACTTTCCGATATTCAAGAATATCACGTATTTTATTATTTTTATCAATATACAACCGTCTAAACTCTTCTTGCGTACCACGTGACATGTCTCCACCTAGAATTTTATTCCGTGCATCAATCTCTGCGTTACATATAACCTTTAATTCATTACAGTATTTCATCTCGTCTATATGCATTTTGATAACATCCATAAATATATTTTTGTTGTAAATAGTCGGATATCTATACCGAATTGTATCTGGTATGATGAATTGATTTTTCTCTTTGATCTCCTTTACCTTTTTTTCAATTTGCGTAATAAAATTTTGAACATATTGTATATCATATTTAATTGGTTTGTCGGATTGATTCACTGGTTCGGCATCAGTCCCCTTTTTATTGTCAGATACATTACTTAGTAATATTTTACCAGAAGTAAATTCACATTCTGAAATAAGTTGGTCAAACGAATATGCAGTCATTTTATGTGCTTCTGCTTTCGCATCTAGCTTGTAGAAATTTACGAGTGATAAAATGACAGTATTTGCAGCACTTGTCGCAGAAACAATCTTTACAGCAGTCGTATTATCATTAAATATTCCACTAACGACGGATGATGCAGACGAAATAAAAATTGCTGGAATCATGAGACGATATAGATAAAACTCGCAATATGATTTTGCCTCTAAATACAGCATCTTTTGACCTTTTAGATACAAGGAAATTAAATCTAATGCCGTTGATAATTTGCCATCATTGTATCCGAATTTAATGTTCATGGTGTCCATTATACTTAAAAACCCACGATGGGGTATGGGAGTGACTGGTTTTTTTGCGGACTCTATTGCTGACTCTATATCAAACATTTCCGTTCTTTCAATAAGTTGATTTTCGGGTTGAGATGTTGCAGTCTCATCGTCTTCTTTGTTACCAACGCAAAAATCTGCGGTTTTATCTGGAAAATACATAAATATACATATGTATGTATTTATATTTTGGGGTTTACACCATTGAACACTTAAAACGATGCATTGGGGCGGTTGTTCTTCTTCATAATTTCGTCGGAAGACATAATGCGCGTAGTCATACCACCACGCACCCATCCATCAAGTGCCGCTTCTTCAACCGAGTTAGCTGCGTTATTCACGCGTTCCTCCATCTTCTTGTCCGTAGGATACAGCGCATACTGCGAGAACGACTTATCCATAATGGTAGATGCACTCTTCTTGTCAGTCACCATTTCGCCGTGCAATAACTGAGACTCGAGCGCGGGGTCACAGCTACCGCGTCCCAGAAAAGGAACAGTGGCAAAAGGACGCTGGAACAATTGCAACTTCTCAACTGCGTGATCCTGCTCGGGCTTCAACATCAAGATAGATTCCGCATCGACAACCGAGCCAGTTAGTCCACCGCCGTGAGCATTGCCGCTAAACATAACAGCGGGCTGGTTAGTTGCGAAATTAACGTGGCCGTTGGACATTTTATCGCTAAAATAGTTAGATAGTGTATGGTTTGCGAATTTGGTATTATATACATTTCGTTGGGACTGATCGGTGACATCATCGCCAATACGCCCTGCATTATTAAAGAGATAGGAACTAACAGAAGACATTGTAATTCACTTATTATAGTATAGTAAGAGAATGAAATTTACAGAGGGCAGCTTTAATTATTGCTCTAATAATTAGTATAATGAGACGTATTTCTGGC